AATCAGCGCATTAGTTAGACCTGGCATCACTTGGGCGTTGTTTTTCATGTATGCCGCAGTCAAAGTTGCGGCGCTTTGCATTGCCTTTCAAACGAACGCCAGTTGGTCTGAGGTGTTGACACAAACATGGGACGCTGACGATTTTGGTTTGTTCAGTATGTGCATTTCATTCTGGTTTGTTGGCCGATCCATTGAGAAGTATGGCAAATGAAAGAAGGCATCCAAATCGCCAAAACGTTGCTAGTCATCCCGTTTGAGGGATGCGCAAAGCGTTTGCCCGATGGCCATGTGGCGGCTTACCCTGATCCTGGCAGCGGCGGAGATCCTTGGACCATAGGTTTCGGCACAACAGGTCCAGACGTTACGCCAACAACCGTTTGGACGATGGCGGAATGCGAAAGCCGTTTGGACGCTCACCTTCGACACTTTGCCATGGCGCTCATTAAAGCATCGCCAACCATACTTTCCGCAGCGCCGCGCCGATTCGCCGCTGTCCTGTCATGGGTCTACAATTGTGGCCTGGGGAATTATCGGATTTCAACCTTTAAGCGACGCGTGGACGCCGGCGATTGGGCTGGCGCGCGAGAGGAGTGCGTAAAGTGGAACAAGGCACGCGGACGCGTCATGCGTGGCCTTACAAGAAGACGCGAAGCCGAAGCCATGATGATGAGATAACGCCATGCTTGCACCGTTAAAAATTCCGCCAGGGGTGTACAGGAACGGCACGAATTACCAGGCCGCGGGAAGGTATTGGGATTCCAATCTTGTGCGCTGGTACGAAGGAACGATGCGCCCGATTGGCGGATGGGTGAAAGCATCAGGCGATACGTTTTCAGGTTCAGCGCGCGGCATGTTCAGTTGGCGCGATAACGAATATGATCGTTGGCTTGCTGTTGGTACACACTCCAAACTTTACGTTTGGAATGGCGGCAACTTTTATGACATCACGCCATCAGGTTACACAGTAGGGCGCCAAAACTCATTCACGGGTTATGGGTACGGCGCTGCGAATTACGGTTTAGGCACTTATGGCACCAAACGCACTGTTGGCGCTGAGTTAGACGCGACAACGTGGACGCTAGATAATTGGGGCGAATATCTTGTTGCTTGCGCTAATAGCGATGGCAAGTTGTACGAGTGGCAAAACAACGTTGGCTCGATTGCCGCTGTCATCACGAATGCGCCAACGGATAACACGGCACTTATTGTCACGCCAGAGCGCTATATGTTTGCGCTTGGCGCTGGCGGCAACCCGCGTTTAGTGCAATGGTCTGACCAGGAAGACAACACAACCTGGACGCCATCAGGATCAAATACCGCGGGATCGTTAGAGCTTCAAACCAACGGCCGCATTTTGGCGGCTAAACGCGTTCGCGGTCAGGTATTGATCTTGACCGAAACAGACGCTCATGTGATGAATTATCTTGGTCCGCCATTGGTATATGGTCAAGAAAAGGTTGGTTCGTTTTGCGGTTTGATTGGTCCGCAAGCCGTTGCCGTGATTGAAGGCGGCGCCGTTTGGATGTCAGACAAATCGTTTTTCTTATTCAATGGCCAACTTCAACCATTGCCTTGCAGCGTTGGCGATTATGTGTTTACCGACATCAATCTTGATCAAGTGGCGAAGATTTATTCGGGACACAATTCGGCTTTCGGTGAAGTGTGGTGGTTTTACCCGTCAGCAGATAGCAATGAGTGCAATCGTTATCTGATTTGGAATTACCGCGAAAACCATTGGGCGATTGGCGAATTGGCGAGAACATGCTGGACGGATGCCGGTGTGTTCACTAACCCGCTATCCGTTGGCACTGACGGGTTCTTATACGAACACGAAAACGGATGGACTAATAACGGCACGCCGATCACGTCCACGCGCTACGCCGAATCAGGTCCAGTTGAAATTGGCGCTGGCGATCGTTTCATGTCTGTCCGCCAAGTGCTGCCGGATGAAAAGTCACAAGGTCAAGTGAAGTTAACGTTTTACACGCAGTCAACACCAGAGTCTTCCTCAACAACGTATGGTCCTTATTCGATGCAGCCTTACACGAATGTAAGGTTCACGGGTCGCCAGGTAGCGATGCGCGTTGTCGGAAATGCTGACGCTGATTGGCGTGTTGGAACGATTCGTTTGGATGCTGTAGCGGGAAGCGGACGATGAGACTACCCAATCCGCCACAAGATTACTCGGCGCCCATTGAGCGCGAACGCAATCGAGCCATTGAAAGCGCTGATGCGTTGAATCTGAAGAAGTTGCAGGATGTCGAGTTTGTTGAAGGTGCGCGCTTGATTTTGCGCTCGCCCAATGGAACGCGGTATAGCATCACGGTTAATAATTCTGGCGTCATCAGTGCAACGTCGATTTAGAGGTAAACATGGCAACGAAACAAGACATACAGGCTTTGTACCAGCAAGCACTCAACAGAGCGCCGCGTGACGATGAGGTGAACTGGTGGCTCATGTCCGCCAACAACGAAAAGTGGACGCCAGCACAGTTGCGTAGTGCGTTTTTGCGTGACGCGATACCTGAGCTTTACACGTCAGTCTTGGGACGTGCACCGCAACCCAATGAAACAGCATACTGGGATTGGGCGCAAAACGAATTAGCAAGCCCGGAGAAACTGCGCAGCGAGTTTCTACGTTCAGCGCAACCAGAGATTGATATTAACGCAGCGCGTCAAGCGGGTGCCAAACGTACAACGCAAGGCATTACCCAGACAGGTTTGGCGGAACGGACTTATACGCCATACGCTGGCGATTACACGCGTTACGGTTTCGGGCCTGAAGGTTTACTGTTCACCAACACGGGCAAAGTGACGCCTTATGTACTGCCATCAGGCGACAAGTGGCGGCCAGCCGTTGAGCCAGCCGAGCCAAAGCCAAGCGATTCAAACTTACCGCCCGTTGATAAAAAACCAATTCCACCGGATCTTGCAACCTTAACGCCGAATCCAAATCCACCTGGAACGGTAACGCCAGGCGCTGGCGGCAACACGGGTTTGCTCGAAATGGGCAAGGATAATTTCATTGATGATCGCTCTACTTTACTACCTGGTGGATCGGTAACGGATAGCCTTTTGAATGTTCCGACGCAACCCGTTGTCAATCCTTACGATCAGCAAGTAACGGGTTGGTATCAATCACTGCTTGGACGCGCACCAACACAAGCCGATCTGAGTTACTGGGGCGGTGAACTCGCCAAAGGTATTGATGCTGGCGCTATTCAGGAATCTATTGGCACATCACCCGAAGCGTTGCTAAACCGCACTTATCGCATGTCGCTTGGAAGGATGCCAACGCAAGCCGATTATGGTTACTGGCTTGGCGAGTACAACAAAGGCGTCCCGCTGTCAGATATTCGCCAATCAATTAGCGCATCACCCGAAGCGCAGCTATTTTCAAGTTACAACCAGGCCGCGCAGAATATGACTTTGCAGCCATATAACTACTATCTTGGGCAACTTGGTAGTGGGACGCCGCTGCAAGGTCTTTTATCCAATTTCACGCCACAAGCCGCAAACAATGGATTGCTTTCCCTTCAATGACAAAGTTTGACCTTCAGCACTGGGAGCGATGCAAGCCTTACCTTGAGGCGGCATTGCTTCACGCTGGACAAACGCATACCATTGAAGATATTGCAAAGGCCGTGACAAACAAGCAAATGCAGTTTTGGCCCGGTTCGCAATCCGCTGTCATCACTGAGATTCAAGTTTATCCGCAAAGCAAGGCATGTCACTACTTCCTTGCTGGCGGAAACATCGAAGAACTCGCCGCAATGCGTCCCGTTATCGAGCAGTGGGCGCTATCCATAGGATGTAATCGCGTCACGCTAGCGGGTAGGCGCGGATGGATCAAATCGTTTCTGGCGGACGAAGGTTATCAAGAGAAGTGGACTGTCATGTCCAAGGAGCTATCACCATGAGTAAAGGCGGCGGCGGAAGTTCGTCAACATACACACCCGATCCAGAGTTTAAGCAAGCTGCGCTGCAAAACTATGCGTTTGCGCAACAGGTAGCGCAGCAACCTTATCAAGCCTATGGCGGGCCAAGGATTGCGGGATTCACGCAACCGCAACAAGAAGCAATGG